GTAGGCTGCGCCTTAAAGTACGTCTTTGCCATTATCGTCCTGTTACTGTTGTGCCGCTACCGATGTTGTAGAAGGCATCCATACCACCGGGCATCAAGTTCGCATAGTAATCAGCGTTGAACAACAGCCCTCTCTGCTGAGGCGTAAGGCTCTTTTCAAAAGCCTTAAAATCTCTTCGTCCCATTGCCCCTACTGTGTCTAAATCTGCTTGGGTAAGGTTTGCTTTTTTGAGAGTTTCCGCATCGAAGCCTGTCGATGTAAGAGCAGCCTGTCTAGCACCCGCTCCTTGCTTCTGATACAAGGGAACCATGCTCAAGCCCTGTTGTGCCGTTGAAGCTACACCCTCAATGCCTTGTTGAATAGCTTGTGACCTTGCACGAGCTGCGTCAGCCGCAGCCATCTGTGCGCCCTCAGCCTCAGCGAGGTCGAGGTTAACACCAATGTCTCTCAAGCGGCTTGCTTCTTCAGCCGTGGCAGCCTCAAGGTTAAACAGGTCTTCAGCCATCTTGGTGCGCTGCTCGGCCTGTGCCTCTGAAGCCACCTGCTGAACCTGACCTGCTGTAGCGGCTACGCCACGCTGAGAACCTTCAACGGCAGCCTGCGTAGCCTGTGCTGTTCCAACATTGATAGCCTCCATCTCGCGCTCGTATGCTTCGAGCGGAATAGACAGCGACTCCATGTAGTTCTTTTCAAGAGACCTTCGTGCGCTTGCCATTTTTTTAGAAGCCTCACGCTCTGCCTTGCGCTGCGCCTTCTTCTGCTTGCCTGCTTGAACAAAAGAACTTGTAGTGGTTCCCGCTGTGATAGCCAAGCTCAATCCCGCTGCAATAGTTGTAAATGCTGCCATCTTACAATGCTTTAATCATTTCCTTGTTGTACGAGTCTCCTGCGATATAGCCAAGTTTTTCATAGGTGCTAACAAGACCATTGTGCTTCAGCAATGCGTAAACAAACTTTGCTCCGTTTGATTGGCAGATATTTGTAAGGGATTCTACAAGCATACTTATAGCTTCTGACCTACGGTCTCGATACTTCTTGTTCGATATAATCCAATCAACCCAAGCAACTTTGGAGTTCGTTACGTAAATAAAACCTGCACACACAGGAGTGTTGCCGTCATAAACTATCATTCCTCCCGTGCCATTATCAGGCAGAAAGTCCCGATTTGGAGGAGTCCAATCCCAATCTTTCCACCAATCAACGAGAATGTCCTCGTAATCAGTTTCTTTTAGGACTCGAATAGTTAATTCCATGCACCAACAAAGATACGGAATTATCAGGGATAGCTTTTCATTACATCAGACTGTACAGCGAACAGCTCACCCTGTGTCCTTCCGGGGTGCGTAAGGGTGGTAAGTGCATAGTGACCCAACACCCCGTGCGACTCAGCAATTTGGTTGCGAGCAAACAAACAATATGTATTTGGAGCGGGTAAACTACCCCCCGTAACAGTGGTGTCAACAACAAGTTGGTTGATACCTGCCTGCGCATTTACGTTGACTGCAGTAATCTGTCCTATCAATATCGGTGTAGACCCTCCCTGATACAGCATATCGCCCACGTTTCCGGGAGTTGTAGGCGTTCCATTGATACCGCTAAGGCTTACTTCTTGTTGGAAGTTTACCACTACGGCTGCGGGGTCGGTTAAGTTTATAGTGCTACATGCGCCAATACCCTGCGCTGAACGGAGCCTGAAGTTGACGTCTGCGTCTTGGTTTCTGACGAAGGCAAAGAACGTCTGCTCCTTGACCTCGAAGTAATCAGCGGGCATAGCGAATGAGGTCTGAATGTCAGTAACCATCTGTGCGGCCCATCTTTCAGCACCCTGCAAAGCCAAGGTCTTGTACAGCTTGTTGTCAAGCGGCTGTGAGTTGAACGGTGTAGTTACCGTGCTGTTGTAAACCGTACCGTAGAAGTTGTTCCTCTCCGTGTTGGTGCTGTGCCTGTACAAATTACCGCCTGAGAACGTATAAAAGTGGCTGTTCATGCCCACCATATAGTCGGGCACGTAGCTGTAGAACGAAGGCCATCCTTGGATGCGTCCGTCCGTGTCGTATGTCAGGGTGTAATTAGCTAATGGTACAGGCATATCTGTTCTTTTGGTGTGTCTTCAAGGACACGATTACGGGCATGTTCCTACTTGTGTTACAATACCATTCACCCCAACAGTAAAGAATCCACCGTTAGTTGTTCCGTCATCGTAGGCATAAAATCCTTGCGCAAGAACCCCTGCGGCTTCGTCATCACCAAAAGCAAAGCTGTGCAGTTGAGGGTCACCGCCAACTGAACCGTCGGTGTGAACGAAGTACCCAACGTTGATAAGCACTCCTCCGCATGCTGAGGCTTGGTCGGGTGACCTACGTCCAATACTGATTCCTGTTATTCTTTGGGGACATTCAATCGTCGCCTCAAGCGTTGTGCCTCCACCACATGGAGCAAGCATCTCTAACTTGACATTATTTGGTGAAGTGTTAGGCTTGTTAATCACCATAACCATATTGCCGATGTTAGGCGAAACCTGCATCGCGTTTGCAGGTATGGTGAAAGACGTAGACCCACTAGACGAAACCCAACTGTTTCCGTTTGCTACAAAGTTGTCAGCGTTGACTACACCGGGAACTTGTGGGCATGTCGAAGCGGTTTGGCCTACGATAGTAAAGTCCCCGCTTCCTACTGCCTGACGTTGTCCCGTCACCGCTGCCGAAAGCAGGTTGGTAACAGTCCCGTCGTATGTCGCTCTAATACCCACAGGGCTACTAGGCGCAGGGAACGAAATAACTATAGCTCCCTGAGCAGCACCCACAAGGCAATCCCACACACCGTATGCTTCCTTAGAGAACAGACCTGATACAGGGTTTCTTCCACAGCCGGGCGTGCAAGCAGCACACGTCGAAGGTGGTGATAGAGTAGCAGTAGAGCCTGATGTTGTTTGGAACCTGTAGATACCAATGCCACCCGCATTAGCATCAGAGTAGTACCCTGTAGGTGCGGGCGTAGTAAGCGCAGCATCGGTGTAGATGGTGGTTGCTCCCGCAAGGTCAGGCGCATCAAGATAAACGGTTACCACTGTTCTGCAGCAGCACGCAAGTTCAGGCTTGCTACCGTCGTAGCAGAGATTTGTCGCACCCGATGCCTGACGGTAGTCGTAAACGAGGTACAGATTGTCTCTTGTCGATGACGCAAGGTTGGTAAAGCTACCGAAGGTGTACGGTAAGCCGATGCCTGATGTTGGAATCAAACCACCGAAACCTGCAGGTGGGCTTGCAATAGCCGCAAGGAGACTGTTGATGCCTGCTTGCGTATTGGCATAGCTAACATTGGTTCTCAAGTACGAAAACTGTGTTCCCGGCTGCGTCACATAAGTGTCTGAGCCGAACCTGTTTCCGGCCACGGTAACAGTAGACCCTCCGCTTGGAATAAATCCACTGCCCTTAAGACCTGTAAAGATGTCGTACTGACTAACCACAGGCGCGATACCTGAGTTGCTGAACGTAACCTGCGTGGAAGATGTGGGCGACGTGTACGTACCCTGTCCAAAGGAGAACTCGTTGTGGATGAGTTCACCTGCATCAGACGCGCTTGTCAAGCATACCTGAATAACGTTGAGGGTCTCTGCGTCAGGGCACTTGACCGTAATCAGCACCGTGCCGTTAGACCCCGCGCCACCGACAGTCAAAATGCCTGTCGTAGGAGTGGGGTTGGGCTTGGGAACAGTAAGCGTACCAATAGTCGGAGAAGACTGTGCTGTTGTATTATAGGTAACACCGTCGTACTGAAATCTCAGGTCATTAAAGTTGCCCGTGCCTACAAACTGATAGGTGATAACAACGTCTCCCGTGGTAGTACCAAGGTCGTAGGTCGCAGTAGCAGTTGCACCGCTATCCACGTTGAATGTTTGTGATGTACCGCAAGGAAGCTCCTTCTTTTCTGAAGGCAGATTCGCGAGGTTGGAACTCAAGACGTACTCACCCGCGTAAGGGTCGTAGGCTCCGAGCTTCTGTTTGTTGAAAGACACTTGGAACAGTTCCCTAAACCATGTGCTCATCCCTTGGTCAGAGATGACGTTGAGCTGTTCGTTCTGCGCACCTGAGCCACGGAGCTGAATGACAACACCGCGCTTGGCATCGGTAAAGAACTTGTCATACCCGTACTCTGCGTAGCTCTCAGGATTGTTGGAGATACCGTACTCTTCGGTACGAGCAATTTGCGTTCCGAGAACTTCAGGGATAGACGTGACATCACCTCCGCCCACAGCATCGGACAGCAAGTTCTTGCCTGCGAGGACATAAGAAATCTTATCCTCTTGCAAGACAAGCACATCGGTTTCGCGACCCGCCATCTTTCTGACGTAACCGAACCGCTGCTCAAGAGGCTTGAAGTTCAAAAGGCCAAGGTTGAACTCATTGGTCTTATTGACGTTGCTCTCTTGGTTGTAGACACCGCTATACGTAATGTCAGCGTATCGTCTAACCTGCTTGTAGTCCTGACCCTGCGTAGCTGTCACCCTGTTGCCAAGGTTAAAGTCCTTACCCACAATAGAGTCGCGCACCTTGTAGCTTTCTACGCCATTACCATAGGTGTAGCAGTTGTAAAATGCTGTATCCACAATGGCCGACTGCGTAGACGTTTGGTCTTGAACATTGCCCTCGTGGAATCCATTGGTGATAGGGTAAGACACTGAGGACTCAAAGAAGATGTCAGGCTGTGCATCAGCAGGCAACGTCTCGAAAACCAACAGGTCAATTGCTCGACGCACCGTGATACGACCTTTGAGGCGTGAAGTCTTATTGTTGTTGCTGCCGCAGCATATCGTGCCACGGAAACCGAGATACTTTCTTCCGCTTGGGTACGTTAGCACGCAAGCACCGAACTCGCTCTGAGCCAAGCCCGAAGGGATGCCAATGGTATCAAGGTCGTTCGGAACGCGCATGTCGTCCTTGCCGTTACCCGTGTCAAAGTTGGCTGAACCTGAACCTGAAATAGTTGAGGGGTCGTTAGGTGAAGATGGTGAGGCTGACCCTGCGTTCTTTACAAGACCAACACCTCCGCCTCCTGTATAGAAGTCCTCATTGATGAGGGCGGTAATAATATCATCGCCTGCGAACCAATCAGCAAGGCTGCTGTAGTTCTGCGTAACAGTAAACTGCAGGTCGTCAATGTCGATTCTTCTTTCCTCACAGACATTACCCGTACCAATCCTATCACCCTGTAGCTTGATGGTTACAATAGAGCCTGCAGGCACATTGTAATCCGAACCCGGCCCTGAGTTACCACCCGAAGGGTTGCCCATAGGGTCGTTGAGAGGCAACAAGATGTATGGTGCTCTATCAGTACCAATGTTAAAGAAGTCCTCCGCCTTGGCCTCCACCATGCCCGTGTCCTTCAAAGACCCCGGTGATGCGTTGAGTGCAAGACCGTCAGTGCTGATAACCATATAGGTTCCCGTCACGCCATCGTTGCCCGGAAGCTCGTCGGCCTGCATGACCTTCTTCTCAAGGACAGTAACATACAGGCACTCATTGACAGGGCCGCTTGTGTCGGCCTTGACAATAAGCCTGTCACCCTCTTCCACCTTACGAGGGTTCTCGCCTTGAAGCAAGATGTAAGCCCTGTTTTGAGTTGAGTCAAGAAAGAAAGTGTTCGAGTAGATGGTATTGTACCCTGCTTCGTCGGGCTTGATGCCAAACTTATACCTAGTAGCCCACGCGGGAGGTTTTTGGCTCGTAGGAATCTCTACCCTAATCTGATTCTTGGTATCGCTTGCAGAGCATGGAACGTGAACAGCGTTGTTGTTGCTTACAAGGGCCGTAGTAGACCTGTTGTACTCGTCCATGTACATGATGCCCACCTCATAGCCTCGGTTGCTGTGAAGGCTTTCTGCTGTCCCTGCAGGAAAGAAGGTCACCTTTGTTGCAGCGGTATCAAATCGGTAGAAAAAGAAAGAGTCGCTTGCGGGCGAAGCAGGATTGTCTGTGTATCTCAGACCGGGAAATACCACTTGGCAGTTATTGCCCGCAGTTTGAGCAAATGAGACAGGCTCAGGTTGAGCGATGGTGGTAGCTGAGGTGATGCCTGTAGTTACCAATGTAAATGAACCCAACTGCTGCTCTCTACCGCAGTTATAGCTGTCTGTAAGTGTTCCTCCATCACATGATGTTGATGCACCGCCCCCGTCGTAAACGGGCAAAATGTTGGTCAAAGTACCAACCTGATTTTGGAAGTTGGCACTGCCCATCCAATCAGCCAATGTGTTATAGTTGGCGTTCAGAATAAAAGTAGCAGTAATAGTTTGGGGCGAACCGCTTGTGCCGGGAGGCACTTGCGAAGGAAATGGCCCCGGCCCCACCTCTTGTGGAGAACCTGACTCTACGTAAATCTGAAACTCAAACTCCATGACGCTGCCCGCCGTAAGCCTGCTGTTGCCCTGACCATCAACACAGAAAGGGGTAAGGTCAATAATCTGCCCGGCATCAGTCACGGTTTGAGACGAACCACCCGTCACGCTTTGTGGAAGGGTGTATGTAACTGCGCCCCCACTAACGTTGGCAGGAGGCAGGTTTTCTTGAGACAGGGTGCTTTCCTTCAGCGTACAGATGTAGTTGAGCTGCGTAGAGTTGCCGCTGCTATCTATAAGGTCATAGCCCTCAAGATAGTTGCCGTACATAAGCCTGTTGCCCATAAGCGTTTGCGCCTGAGCCAACAGGGGTACGTTGTCGTACAACCTTAGAATCTCAGAGTTCGGCAGAATCGTAAAGATTTTGCTGTCGCTGAAGTTGAACGTCAGGTCGTTGTTGTCAGGCAGGCCGAGCTTCGCTTTGTCGAGCTTCTCGATGACCTTAATGGTGCTGTCATTGGCCTCCTTAAACAGGATGTCAATGCCCTTAACAAGGCTGCCACCTGTGTTGTATGTAATGGTAGCGTTGTTGTGCTTGTTAACGAACCCCTCATTGAGGTAGCTCTTGGGCGTAAAGTCAAAAGATTTGGGCGTAAAGACAGGCGTAGAAAACTGCGACGTAGCCGAGTATTCGTTGTCGTCATATCTCCACCTGTAAGCAAAGCAGATAAACCTCTCCTCCATGAACGTAGAAGAGATGTTGCTGTTAAAGCTAGAGTTCACCAAAGGCGATGTAACAGGTGCTCTCTTGATGACGAGAAGCTCGTCAGGTGTGATGGTGTCTACATCACCACTTGTTGGCTCACCGTAAGTGCGCGTAACATTGATGCGCCTTGGTGGGTTGTAATCGTCTGTAAAGAACAGAAGGTCATCAATCAAGCTAACCCCCGTAATAAGATATTTAGGGCTGAAGTTCAACGTGGTTTTGACACCACCACCGTCATCCATGCTGATGACATGGTATGTGGTAACCTGAGTGCTCGTGTTGAACGAGACAATAAGGTCGAGCTTGCCCGTATTGCTTGATGCTGCAAAAGCAGGGTCATGCACGAACCAATAGAGAGTCTCTGTTGAGCCGTCCTCAAGCGCACCGATGCATCGAGCCGATGTGCTCAGGGGTGTGTTTTGGACTTGAAGGGTGGTGAGCTGCGTATTGCCAAGGGTAGTTTCAATGACACCCATCTCATCTTCCTCGGTAGACCCGACTCGGATATTCAACGCATCAGTGTACTCGCCATCGGGAACAAGACGTTCGTCAAGTTCCTTGTTCATCTTACCCTTGGTAAACGTCCTTAAGTCCTTTGCCATTACTTAATCCACTTATCCATTCCACGGAGGTTCATCAACAATCTGCCGGGATGGATATTACTGATTCTGATTTTAGCGTTGCGCAACAGCGCACCCTTTCTTTTGCGTGCTCTGTTGACCACATACTCCTGCACACCCAACTTGCTGTTCAAGATGGCGTACTCGATGTATGCGTAAACAAAGTCTTCAAAGAGCTTGTTGATGTGAACCTTGCTGTCGTCCCCATTCTCCATGCCGTCTGACACGTACTCAAGAACCACAGATGCTCCCGTTCCGATGTTAGAGCTGAAGTTGATTACGCCTGATGCTCGGTCAATGGCAAAGGTCGGATTGGCATTCGCCGTCTCCGTGTTGAGCGCATACCACGCCCCACCGAAAGGAGTCTCAAAGTACCAATGGCCTCCTACGAAGTATCCCTCGAAACCATCGAAGGGGTGACCCGTATTGAGGTAGATGCTTTTCTTACCTCCCGTGATGCGTTGGTAGTCAATCTCTGAGAACTCAGGAGACAGAGCATTGCCGTCCACATCAAACAAGATGCGTTCGTTGTTGTCCTGCAGGTATGACTTGGCGTAGTTGACCTGAATGTTTTCGGTCAGCGGGTACAGGTATCCATTCTTGTACATGGAGATGCGAACCCAATTCACAAAGTCAGATGGCAGGATAAACCTGTATTGGTCTGTGATGGTAAGCTGCAAAACCTTCAGCTCCTTGAAGGCATCGTAGTTAAGCTCCTGAATGGCACGCTTGGCATGAAACAGAACCTTGTATCTCTCTTCGTTGTTGACAAGGCTGTGGTTGCCTGAGTACATCAACATGAAGTTGTTGACAATATCGTACAGGGAAACGTACTGATAGGAACCCCAATTGGCTCCTTCAGGATTTGCTCCCCCGTTCTCGTAATACTGAAACTGATTGATGTACGCCATTATCCTTCTTTTTGTTGCTCCTTGGTTTCTTCACCCGTAGCAAAGCCAAAGACTTCAGGCTCTCTAATCGTAATACCTGCGTACTGAAGAATCTTCATAGTGAGATTGTTCTCCTCATCAAGCGGCACTTCAAAGTCTTGGAAGTCACTCGCTGTTTGATTGAACACAGGCTCACCTCCACCAAGAGTTACATACGTCCAATTCGGGTCTTTAGGATACCTAAAGTATTGAGCAATCACCCGACCCGCTGTCATATTGGTGCTTGGGAAGACCTGAACTGAAGTCTCCTCAGAGGTGTACGCAGGGTACTCAAGTGTAGGAGCAGTGTAGATGGAGTTGTTGAGCATAGTAATCTTGCTATGCGTCACCTTTTCTGCCTCGTTCTGTTGAGTGTTTGCGCTGAAGATGGTGTAGGGGAAACCTGCTGCGCTAAGGACAGTTCCTGTAACAGTAATCTGTGTGTTCGAATTAACAGATACCACGGTCACGTACTGAACGCCCTGCGTCGCTGTCTCCACTCCTACAATATCTCCGGCTACAATAGTGTCTGACGAAAAAGTAGCTCCACTATCAGTCAAAATGTTGTTGCCCGGCCCCGTAAACCCTGTGGTCGTACCTGAAGTCACGATGCCCTTATACACAAGGAGCTTGTTAACAAGGTAGTAGTCGCTACCTGTGGTGGCTGCTGATGGCATCAGGTACTGCCCTGCTGCGGTTGTATCGAGGTTGAGTCCACGAGTCACAGAAAACAAGTCCATCGACTCCTCGATGCCCTTCGCCAAGTCCGCAATACCCGTGCCTGACTGTCGGGCGTTTTCCTTGTTTATCTGATAGTTGTACTGATAAAAATAACTTTCGAAGATATCTAGCTGTGCCTGCTTTGCAAATAGATTGAAGTCAGCAGGTGAGAGATAACCGTAGTTATTCTTGTTTAGCACAGACAGAACAGATTGTCTGACTGAGTTAATCATTGCCTCGTTTTAGGCAAAGATACGGAATTAAAAAGCAGAGGGCTTTTGGCTTAGGCCCACACAAACATCGCCCTGCTAAAGCCGTCAATAGGAAATCTAAAGTTTACGGTGGCAACAGATTGCTGACCCCTAAGCACAGAAGTCCATGCCTCAACTAGAGCTTGCACGTTATCCTCATCAGCAGTGCCTGCACCTGAACCCGTCTCTGTAAGCACATAAGCAGGTGCATCATTAGTACCTGCCCTATTCAGCAATACCGGGTATGTCACAATAGTGATTTGTGCTGCCCCTGTTCTCGTTATCTCCTTGATAGAATCAACGGGGATGTAGAGGTCAGGGTCACGCCCACTCTGTATTCTAATTAGCCCGTTCATGCTACAAAGATAGCCAAAAAAAAGAGGGGCTATTGCCCCTCTCTTTCTGTAGTAGGATAGTCTTACTGACCTGTGATTACATATCCGTTTTCCGACAAGTCCCTTACACTCACCGTATAAGGTGTTGACTGCATATCAATAGCCTGCGCCATAAAATCTGCGACTGCTGCGTTTGCGTCTGCTGCAGTAGTAAGTGAGATATTCCAACCCTGAGACGCCTGCTCTGCTTGGGCATACACAATGTCGAGTCTAGTTGCAGAAAGGACATTAATACTGATAATATCGCTTACCCGAATAAAAAATCTACGACCTGATAGTGCGGTAAACTTGAGGTATTTTTCGTTTGTAAACATAGCTTAGTTAAATGAAACGCTTGTAATGACACCAAGGTCTTGACGAATAGTTCCCTCAAGACCCGCTTTGACCTCAGTTACCTTTTTTCCGTTTTCTACTGCATCAAGAACAAAATCAACAATCGCATTGGCAAAATTAACGTAAGCGTCAACGTCATATCCTGCTGCTCCGCCCGACGTAAAAGGCGTACTTCCATCCGGCCCGACTACGCCAATGCTAAATGCGTTATCTGCTACATCTCCAAGGATGTATTGAAAGTTAACAGTAACATACGTTGAGGAAAAGGTGTTGTTCCTGAGTCCATAAATCGCCACAGTCTGCTCGGTTTGACCAACCGCGCTAGTGAGGTCAGTGAACTTGATGTATTTGTAATCGCTCATATTCTTGTAATTAAACGATAAAGATAGCTGTTACGGCATAAGGTGGCGCGGGGGCATCTTCAACTTCTCTCCAATTGCCCGCCAAAATCCGCTCCATCTCTCCGACAAACCAATTCTGAAAGGCGTAAGCATTAGGAGCAGCGTCGTGACTGATTCTCAGTCTCAAATCTTCATTGCCTATAATAGGTCTAAAGATGATTGTCATCTGAGTAGTCGAGGCCGTTGAATCTTCAAAGCCCAAAATCTGAGTCACGTCAATTGGAAATTTTTGCCCTGAAGCTCCGTTTGTAAGGGTAAGATACTTTTTCATGACTTAGACGATTGATGTTACTGTATAAGGCGGTGTAGGCTCGGCAGTAACATGCCTCCAATCTGATGCAAGAATGGCTTCCATCTGCTCAACAAACCACACTCTAAAAGCTGTAGGGCTTGGTGCGGTATCGTGAGTGATATCGTACTCTGCAGGCGAATCTGCGCTAGGTGGTTTATACTTAATAGTAAGCACCGTAGTTGTTGAGTTGAATCCTGCAATTTGGTTCAGGGGAATCAGATGCTTTTGACCCGTCGTAGTGTCTGTGATGGTGATAAACTTTTCCATGACCCTTAGTTTACAACTACGTTGGTTACTGTGACAGGAAAGTCCGTGGCCGCTATCTCAAGGTAAGGCTCGGTGTACTTCTGCTGTTGAGCTTTCATAATGAGGTCGGCGACGAAATTGCACATCTCGATATTTTTCGCTTCCGTAGCGTTCTCATGTGTAATAGCAATGTTGTCTCCGCTAAGGTGAGAAGAAAAACACTTTAGCTCCACAAGTGTGTAGTTCGGCCCTGTGCCATCCCTTGCAATTCGTGCTACATTGTAAACAGGCACAATCGACTCAGTGTTAAAGCCTACCGTAAGTCCGGTGATTTTGAGGTACTTCTGCATAATTACGTAATTGTGATTGAGTTAAGCGGTGAAGGGAATCCGTCTGCAGAAACCTCAAGCATAGGCTTTTCGTATGGGAGCTGCAACGCCTCTACAATCTTGTCGGCAAGGAAGGTGGCTTGTTCAGCAAGTTTTTCTGTCGTAGTAGCGTCAGTTTGCAAAATGATTGCATGAGAATCCACGTCAGTATCAAAGTATTTCAAATCAACTGCGGTAAGAGGAGCCACTGTATCAATGGTCATCTTGTATAAATCATTGCATGGAATAATCGTGTTAGTCGTTCCACCAACCCCTGTAACTTTAATGTACTTAGTCATATCCATTATGAGATTGTAGTTACTGCAATAGCAACAGGTGGTTCACACACAAGCACGGGCTTCTTCCAATCAGAAGACAAGCACTTCCTCATCTGCTCCAAGGTATACTGCTGAAACTCGTTAGGAAACCTGTCGGTTCCATGAGTAATGTTCACGTCGGTGTTTAGCTCCGTAGAAAAATACTTAAAATCAGTTCTAGTGGATGATACACCATTAACCAACGAAACGTGATTCAGGTTAATCAGGTGCTCCTGACCTTCAGCGTCTGTAAATTGTAGATACTTCTGCATGATTATGCGTTTGCGGGGTTAACACCTGTAACAGCCACAGGGAAGTCATCTGCCTCAACAGCAAGAAATGGTTCTGTGTAGGGCTGCTCCCACGCCTGAACAATCAAGTTCTTGAGAAAGTTAGCTTGCGCTATACGATTTGCGGAGGTGCCTGCCGCAGCGTGGGTAAATAATGTAACCTCTGATAGGCCACTCTCAGAATCCATGTAGACAATTTTTGTCTCCGTATCCGTTGTGGTAATTCCAAACCTTGGGGATGTGCTGTTGGGCCTAACAATCCCAATGATGTCTCTACAGTTTACTACCTGAACAGCAGCGGGAATTCCTGTAACCTTGATATACTTCTGCATGTAAAAAATTCTGCGTGAGTAAAAAAATATCCCTACAAAGATAGGGCAAAAAAAAGAGGAGCATTTCTGCTCCTCTCTCTTTCCCTGTCGGGTAATAGTGCTTACTCCTCAAGTAGAGCCTCTAGCATCTTCAACGCTTCAATTCCGTCATCGCTCTTAAGGAACGATGCAGCCGCTTGCGTTGGCTCAAGCCCAAATGGGACACTAAGCATCTTCTTCTTGTTGGTCGGTGTGCTAAACCACACCTCCGTGCCTTGGCGACGAGTGCTCAAGAACCCTGCATCGAAGAACCTCCGAACGTTTGAGGAGAACCTCAGCTCAGGGTCTTGGATAAGGTTTAAGAAGCTCTCAGGGTCATTCTTAGCCAACACCAAGACATCACGCTTCAGCTCGGCAGAAGACATACGCTCCGTATTGCGACCGAAGGCCACGCGGACAACGTTTTCGATTTCTTCCAACGAAAGGTTACGTGCCTCGGCAAGGGCATCAGCTTCAAGAGCCAAGTATTCCACCTCTGCTTCTGCATCCTTTTCCTTGTCCACCTCTACGAAAGACTTTCCGAAAAGAGGGTGGACACTCAGGAAGTGCTGAAGCACCTGATTGCTTCGCTCCACATAAAGGAAGCCGTCCTCAAAGATGATAGGTTCAACAATGGCGTTGCCATCCTGCTCGTCCTCATAAGGAGATTGTTGGTTACGCGCATAGCGCAACGCTCTGTTCGTGCCTGTCTCTTCATCGAAGTGCAAGAGTGGCATACGACGTGTGTTGCGGGTGGGCAGCATGTACGAAAGCGGAGCTACCTCCCGCGTCAGCTTGTACGACTTATCGACGTACTGTTCAGTCTTCTTCATTAGATAAAAATTAGATTTGAGAAAAGTAAAGTGGGAAGCGTGTCCTCAAGGACACGCCTCCCCTTTACGGCTTAGGCAATCTTACGCATTGAAGATTACGAAGTTGTTTGCACCGAGGGTGCAGACGCATCTTTCAGAGAGGTAGTTAACCTGCATCTTGTCGATGTCGTTAACCATAGCTCCTCCGGCAGAACCTGTAATCCAAGTCTTGTAGCGACGGTCTTCAGTCTCAGACGCTCTGTAACGAACGTGCAAGAATGGACGCTTCGCGTTCTTACCAAGGATTTGGTCGTACACGGTAGTAGAACCTGCAGGAACGAGAAGACCGTTCACAGCACCGCTGCCTGCCACAGTAGACAGACCACCGCGCATAGTTGGGTCGTTCAGGTATTTCCAATCAGTCTTGTAGAAGTCGTAACCTCTGCGGAAGCCTGAGAAGCCAAGGTTCAAGGCCATCTCTTCGTCGTTGTCGAACAGACCGAATGAAGTACCACCCGCTCCGTAGGAGTTTTGAGCAGCCAACATATCGTCGATGTCGAACGAGAACTGACGGTTGATGAAGAGAACGTTCTCCTCGATAGAACCCTGCTTGTCGAGACGCTGAATCACAGTGTCGAAGTCTGCAAGCACAGTGGGGTTACCACCTGCGTACACGTTACCTCTTTGGTTCACGGTGTAGAAGATACCTTCAGAACCGTTGAGACCTGCGACAGAAGTACCCGGAGCGGCAGTAAGTCCCTGCAAGTAGTCACCTGCACCTGAGCCTGCGTCTGCAGGAACAGCCTCAATCATAGCAGTTTCGAGGTAGTCGTCAAAGCGCAAGCGAGTCTCGTGCTCAGACTTCAAGTACCACAGGTATCCTGTAGCTCCGTTCTCAGTAGTAACCTCAACCCATCCAATCTGAGCCATGTCAGAACCGCTCACCTCGTAGGTATCCTTCAAGATGATAGGCTTGTTTTGGAAGATGAAGTCGTCAGCTTCGAGAGAGCCGTTCATACCTCCTGTTCCTTTGTTGAACTCAGAACCGTAGATGAAGATGGTGCAGTCGTTTCCACCTGCGGTGGTAGCAGCAGCAGAACCTGCCTGCTCATAGATGTTGGCCTTGAAAGTCTTGGCGACAGGGTCAACGTTGCTCACGATAGCTTTGTTAGAGCCTGCACCATTGTTCCAAACAATCATGATAGTTTGGTTGTCACGCAAGGCGATACCCCCTGTAGCAGAAGCGGTAGTTCCACCCGGAGCAATGTTGTCATTAACAATGAAGTCCACAACATCAGTGCCTGCAGCGACAACGCCTGCTGTTCCTACCTGAGTGTACTTGGTGTGCAGTCTGCCCTGCTCTGCCCACTTGACGAGGTCAGAGTTAGAAGGCATCTCAGCACCCACCATACGGAGGAATGAAGAGATGGTTCTGTTGCCGTATCTCTCGAACTCCTTTTCGTAGGTGTCAGGGAGGTACTGATTCAAGAAATCAAAGTCCTTGATGTAGTTTGTTGCGACGGGAATCTGTTGAGCACTCGGTTGGAGGTCAAATCCCGGTGTAGCGGATAGTGCCATTTTTTTCTTAATGTTTTATTTGCGACTCCTAATTTTTAGCCCTCGACCTGAGTCATTGTTCAAGGACTTTATTTGCACTCCTCCCTTACTCGTGACTTCAGGTGCGCTGCGCATAGACATGTCAGTATTCTTCATCTTACGCATCGTACTGTCAGCCTGAACAGATTTGCCTTGCTCGTAAAAGAACTTGGCAAACTTTTCGGGATTCATAGCGATAGCCAACGCTCGGTGGTAACCTGCTGCGTCTTTGATGACACCATTCTCATCAACATACTTCTTAAGGAAGTTGGTTGCATCAGACTGTGCCTTCTTCAACTCAGTAGCATCACCCGGAGAGAAGGTGACCTTCTTGTTTTCGTCAAGCGTGAACTCAAAGCCCTTGAACTCACTTCCGAAAACTTCGTTGGTCTGCTGAAGAAAGACTTGCTGTCGCTTCTTCATTGACTCCTCAAAAGAGCTTGACTCTTGGATATATTGGTTATACGCCTCCAACTTTTCTTTGTCTTCCTTGGAAATAGAACTCCCGCTCGACTCAAGGGGCGTTCCGTACTTTTCCTTTTGAGACTCAAAGAAGTCTTTGGCCTTCGCAATAGCTTTTTTCTTGTTGAGCTTGGTCTTCTTAATCGTCGATTCGTCATCCAACTCCTCGTCAAAAGAATAAGCCTCCATCAGGGTGTCGATGTCTTCTGCATCTAACCCCTTCTCGGTGGCAACCAAATACTCACGAAGGAGTTGGTCAGGGGCAACCTCATCGTAATCCCTGTTCAGTTTTACGAAGTCGTTGAAACCTCTTCCCGTATCCTTCTTGTACTTCAGATACGCAGCGACATCTTCAGGTAGCTCCTCGGCCTCTTCGCGCTCGGCAAAAAGTTGGTCTACAGAATCAATCTGCTTGTCGTATCTGTTTTTGATATATGAAAGAACGTCGTCGTCAGAAAGCTCTGACTTAGATTCCTGAGCCGGAGCTTCCTCCTGCACAGGTGCTTCTTCTTGTGCAGGCGACTCAGCCGTCTCCGACTTCACCTCCTGCACCTCTGTGGCATTTACTTCTTGCTCGTGCTTGTCAAGAAGTGCCTGCTCGATTTCTTGTTGTGACTTTTCTGCGCCTGTCACCTCGCGAACTTTGAGTTCCATAGATTAGATTTTTACAAAAGTAATGACAATAAATTAGACTTATCTTGGCGAGAACTCAGCAAGGTCAAAGCCATCGAGACTGTCTTCGTTAGACTCGAAGTTCTGAGGCGGGAGGTTGTTCTTGCGTTGGTTAATCAGCTTACTCTGTTCAGTGTTTTGCTGACTAATCCTTTCAGCCTTAGCCTTCTCGCGCTGCGTTTCTCTGCTCTGAAGTGCGTCCTCAGAAATGTTTCTGAGTGACATATTGTATTGGAACTCCTGCTCCATGAGCATCTTCTTGAGTTCCGCCTCGTTCTTCATCTTCTCAATCTCAAACGAAATCTCAGCCTGCTTAATCTGCATCTTCGATTGCGTCTCGGCCTGCAACTTCTGCATAGCAGCCTGCGCAGCAAACTGTTGAGACTTCATCTGTCTCTCAGTTTCCATAGCCTTGCCCTGCAACATCTGCTGCTCCTCACGGTCTTGCTTCTGCTTACGCTTCAGCTTCAACAGTTGATTGGCGAGCTTGATGTTCTTCATCTCGCGGATGTCGATGGCATCTTCGAGGTAGATATCACCCTTCGACAAAGCCATCTGAATGTTCTGCTCCAACTGAGCTTTTTGCTCTTCATCAGGAGAGACCTCGATAAACACACCGAAGTCGTAGATGTACAGGTCAGAAATCTGATTGAGGATGCTGACGTTGTACTTTCCGATTTGGTTTACGAACTCCTCGGTAAAGTCAGAATACTCCAAGATGTCTGAGATGCGGTACGACAATCCCTCCGCAAGGGTCTTAAACAGATAGAGGCTGCCATCGAGGATGTGCCTTGTAGCTGTATTGGAGTTGAGTGCCGCCAACTTCTGTACACCAACCAAAGAATTGGGGTCGGGTGTGCTTCCGTCACGAGCTTCATTGAGTCCCGTGACAGCACGAATCATATCGAGATAGTGATTGTAGTTGGCAATCAACATCTGCGTCTTCGACGCGCCTGAGTTGGAGGTGAGCTGCTGAATAGGGACGCGAGCGTTGTTAAACTCTCCGTCCTGCGTATAGCTCCTGCCAATAACAGAACCCGTTTGGAAGTACAGACGCAAAGCGTCTTCAGGGTTGTATGCGTTACCTGTCCCAAGGTCAACCTCGTTCAGGCCATCAGCATCAATGTATACACCGTCAGGAACTGTACGAGCAATAACCTGCTGCAGCTTGAGGTGCGTCATCTGAATGAGGTCAGCAAAAGGAATCATCCTTCTCACCAACGACTCAATGACACCTTTATACATACGAGGTGCTACAGCTACATAGTTAGGGATGGCGTGCTGACTAGCGGACTTAGGTCTCACCATGTTCTTAGCCATCTCCCACTTGAGAACCATATTTGTTCCCATCACCATGACACCGTCATACCACACGTCAATCTTCTTGGAGACCTTTTCGAAGTTTCCTTCCTCCATCATATCAGATGGCGGGTTGAAGGAGTCATCCTTCTCAATCATCTTGACGTTGCCGTTCTCAGAAGTCTTCTTTTTGTAGACGATTTCGTTGGTGGACTTGTAATTGAAGTACAACAGCGTAACCGTGTCGCGATAGAAGATGTCGTTGTCGTAATACTGCGCTACGTTGAAGTAGTCGTACCACTGCTGACTATACTTGGTAATCTTCTCAAGGTCTTCGTTAGTCAGCGTAGGGTCAATCTTCAGAAGCTCATTGACATTAACCGTCTTGACCTCGCCCCAATAGAAACAATCCTTGAAGTGCGGGTCTTCAGTGTAGCTGTACACCACATTGGCCGGGTCAACATAAGACACCTGCACACCGCTTCCCTTGAGGAACTCGTGCTTCGCCACTGCGATACCGCATACCGTAAGGTCGTAGTCAAACCTCTTGCGAAGGTCACCGTAGTGGTTCTCTTCAAAGATGGTGTTGATGGCTTCCTCCTCTGCAATCTCGATAGCAGGCTTGTAGTTAAGCTGCATATAGAGTGACAGTTCCTCGTCGCTTTCAGGAAGCTCTTCAGGCTCTGTAACAAAGGGGTTGGCTCCTGTAGCTGCCTGAATCTTTTCCAACACAGGCTTGGCAATCATCTGACCTTCGATAAGGTCTTGATACTTGCTGCGCTTAGATTGAGACAGCGCATCTTGAGCGTATGCCTTGACAGAGAAAAGCCTGTCCGACATACCGTTCACGACGATGTCTACGAACTTGGGAAGAATAGGTACAGGTGTCCAATCAAGGTTGATGTATGATAGGTCACCATCAATGGCTAGTTCCTGCTTGTACTTCGCAATGGACTGCTCACCCCTTGCGTAAAGACGCAATCGGTGCAGTGCCCTCCATTGGTCGTAGAATCTGCATTGGCTTCCGTCCTTCTTGAACCATTCATATTGAATGGCCTGACCAACCTGCAGACCAAACTCAAAAGAGTCCTTTTCAGCGTCGGACACGAATTGACTCGGAAAACCTGCAGATGAAATGTTTATCTTAACATCCTTCATCGAATCAGTTCACTGTAAGCCCCCTTGTTATTATACCTTGCAAAGGTAAGGCTTAATTTATTTGTCTTCTTTTCGGGCTGATACAGGTGCTTTTGGCAAGCCATGATAGCCAATCCCGAACTAATACTTGCGTCAAATTTGGTTCTATTGGTAATATCGAACTTCGCCCAATCTTCGAGTGTGCGAGTGAAAAGCATAGAACCCATCTCGTCTGCATCCCTAAACGAACCGTCCATATCTATTCCCACATACTTTTCGATGTAGGATTCAATGGCTGAAGCGTGCGCCTGCTTCACATCCTCTGATGAGTTAGGGATTCCACCAAGCTCTCTCTCTGTTTTAGATAGCTTGTTGTATGTTTTGTCAGGTCGATTCATGCAGAATCCTCGATATCCACGATTCTTGAAGTGATAGAGTAGGCGGGGCTTGTTGTTCTCCACAAGGATAGGCATGCCGTAAAAAACACAAGCCATGAGTACATCCTCAAAGAACAGCTCTGCCGTCTGCGGTCGGGCGATGTACTCCAAGAAAAACTCATTGCTCGGAGCGTCGTCCATATTAAACTTCGTAAGTCCGTGCAGCGCACCGTTTGAGCCGCCTCCACCGACTACGCCTGAGATATCGTAAGAGTCACAACCAAATGCACCGAGGTGGTCGTTGGCCGGATACTTGATACCGTTGCGCTCCGACACTCTATTCTGCATCTGCTTCTTAGGAACCCACGACACCTTGAAGCGTCCTGAGTTGTCAGGATAGAATATGACCTTGCTGTCTTTGATGCCGTCCTGCCATCTGAAGCTACCCCGTGTAACGTGCTGATTGATAATCAAGCTGTCGTTGTAATCTATCTGCTGATAGATGCGGGTTAGGTTAAAGATGGACTGCTTGCTTTCATCCCTGAAAGCGTGCGACTCTGTACGGGGAAACTGCCTGTAGTATTCGTTCAGGGCATCTGCGTCCGATTTAAGGGACTCTACTTCAGCCTCCCAATAGTCTATCGCACCCTGATGGATATCTTCTCCGTCGATGCCCTCTATGGCCTTTTCAGGGGTTTTGAAGACAGGCATACCGTAGCGGTCGATAAAGCCTTCCATGTTCCATTCCATAGGAATAAACAAGGAGTACATCCCGCTCTTGGTCTGTCCGTTCTTGTTTCTCTTGAGCACGTCAGAGTCTCGGTACAAATCCTTGAAGTTTCCCCCACCCTTGGACAAGGCGTTGGAGGTTGACCCCATCATGCACTTGCCGATAATCTTACTACCCAAACGCAAGCACGTCTTGGTGACGCGCCAATTGTTTAGGATGCTATTCGGCTTGAGCCACTTACCGCTCTCATCATGTACAAGGAGCAAGAGCTTCTCACCATCGTAAGAGTTGTCGTCAGTGTTCTTCCAATCAATCGTGGTGTCGAGACCTTGAATCTCATCGTCGTCCACGTCGAACATATTCTTCTTGGTAATCTTAGACGCAGGCACACGGTACGCAAGCTCTGTCTTGGGCTTGTCCATCCCGTCCATGATGGGCTTGAAGAAGAACGGAAGTCGGCTGTTGATGGGCACAACCTTGTCGGTAAACATCTTCTTGGCATCAGTACCCGTCTTCGACAGGATGCCGACGCGGGAGTCTTTGGCAAGCGTGGCGGTGTTTACACACTCTGACGACGACATAAACGAAAAACCTGAACGACGAATCTTCAGGTACACCATACCGAAGCTCCTCCGGTCAGCCTTGCACGCCTCCCAAAAGATGTAGAGCAAGCGGTTGGCCTCACGGAAGTCGGGGTAGCCTACGTCAATGCTTGTCCATTGCAAGTACATGTAGTGCGCCCCTGTGAGATAGGTTGGCTTGCCATCGTTCATGAACCAATAGCCATCGTCCCTCCTGTCGAACTCACGCTCGATATAGTCAACGTACCTCGACTTGAAGTCCGAGGTCATCTCGTTCCATTGGAAGATGGATTGGATTTTATTCAGGTGAGCAGGGATTTCTTCTCTCTCCCAATACTGCTCACTTCTCTTGGTGTGTCTTTGAGGACACGCCTTGGGAGGCTTGGGCAGGCCAATCTTTAGGTTCTGAATCTCGTATACCTCACCGAGAGTTCCGTCCTTAGATATGATTACAAGGTCATACTTGGGGTCATAGCCGTACTTCCAAGTCTTTGCTTTGTTCTTAGTAGAAAGCACATGCTTGGGGATGTAGTCATGTATGACACGATGCAAGTTGTTATTTAGACCTTCGTTCTGCAAATCCTTGCTTTGTATCTACCTTCTTGGTAGAGCCTGTTTCCAATGTCTCGATAGCTTCTCTCTCGGCCTCGATTCTATTTAGGATTTCGAATGCATCCATGATGCACAGTTTCTTTGTAGCTGCCGCGTTCTTGAGCCTGTCAGCCGACAGGTCGTCCTCCGGGTCGTGCTTGATGATTTGCTCCTTGGCAACTTTGATAAGCTGTTCCACGGCACGATGACCTGCTTCAATAATCTTGAGCTTTACATCCTTAGTGTTCATGGCGCATGGTTATCTGATGGTCGTATACCCTGTACATGGTCTCACCGTCTACGTCAAACTCGTACTCGCTGTCGGGCGTGAACGAAACGATGGTTCCCGTGTGAACTCCCTTGCTTACAAGATAGTCATTTGGATATTCCATACGTCCCATGAGTGGTTCGTGCGTAGGCTTCTCGATAAAGCACTCCTCAGCGGGGATGGGAGAAACGAAGCAGTACCTGTCGTGAGCGTGCCACTTGTTGCCGTCGTGGTACATAAAGAACTGCTCGGCATCAACGAAGAACAAGTCTTCCTTGAAGAAGCTACGCCCGCTCTTACGACGACCTTTCATGTCGTTGTAGAACTTAAATACGTTGTGGTGGACAAGCAAGGTGTATCCCGCCTTGATTGGCCCGTCATAACCCAATGGCACTGAGACTACAATAGCCTTACGGTTTGAAAACTT